CGGTAATGATTCAGCCCCAGACTAAGCGCACCACAGGCCACCAGCAAGGCAATGATGACCACACACAGAACGCGGTTCATTTCACCACCAGCGTATCTGACCGATGAAATAACCGGAGGCCATAATCACAAACACCAGCCAGATAAGGATGAACTTCCAGGTGGATAATTTTTCAGCCATCACTCGAATCTCCCGAATCAGTTTGCTAAAATCAAACACACTTTCTCCTTTGACTTTTCCGGAGTCAGGAAACACAAAACCCCGCTTGCTGCCAACAAACGGGGTTTTTACTTTTATTCACTTAGGTTTTGCCAGTTCGCAGGATTTCGTGTTATCCGTCCGCGTTGGTCAACGTCATTTTTCAGCAAAATATTCTACTACCTGTCGATACCCCAGCATGCCAGCGCACTCTCCTGGTCGCGACGGGATACCTGACCGTAGCAATTATTTGAGCGGATACGGCAGTCTCTGCCACCGTCCTTAATCCACCAGCGAATCGCTTCACACGCTCCCCTGCGATCGCCTGCATTAATTCGTTTATAAAACGTCGACGGGAAACACTTACCCGGGCCAATGTTGTAAGGACAGAATGACGCGATCCCCGCTTTCTGAGGTTCGGTCAGTGGCACTCTGATGTTTTTCGCCACCCATGCCAGCGCCTTATCCCGTTCGATAGCGTTAACCCGGTCGCATTTTTCCTTCGACAGCTTCATGCCAGGAATCACAGGCTTACCATCCACCCGGGTGGCTCCACGGCAGATGGTCCAGATACCCGCACCATCACGGTATGCCGTGGTGTGGTTACCTTCCTTTTCATCCAGAAACTGGTCGAGGATTTCAGGCGCAGAAGCCCCTGCGGCAATCAGCGCCAGAACGGCAGCCGACAGGCCGTATTTGATTTTTGTGTTCATGGATATATTAAATATTCAGCCGCTGTCCCAGGCCCACTAAATACGCACTTTCAGATAAGTCAGTCCGGGATGAAGCCAGTAAGCCGGCACTTTTTTAAAAGGCGGATTATCAAAATCACGAAGAAGTGCCTCCCGCACAACTGAATCCTTGTCCGCACCACTGGCCAGCGCTTCAATCTCAGCGGCTACCTGCAGATACCCCATGCAACGACCAATGCGCTGCATCAGCCCCTGTTTTTTATTGTTCTTCAGGTAATCAATGGCAAATTCAATGAGCGTCTCACTGTGCTGGTGCGATGGCAGTGTTACTTTTCCATTTTCTGATATGGTGATTTTCCCGTCATCACCGGATACAACAAAGGATGGCCGGTTACACTCCCATTCCAGCTCACTGCAATTATCATTATGAATACTGAAACACTCTGCGAGATTTCTGCTCATCACTTTCCGACAATAATCGTCAAACGCAGCAAACTGCTCATCGCGGCGTTTTTTTTCATCTTCAGAAGGCATCAGCGCCGACAGTTTTTTATTCAGTTCAGCAATTTCATTTTCCAGACGACTGAAGCGCTGATTCATTTCTTCATGGTTCATCACCTACTCTCCCCGTGCCGCCTTACGACGGTCTTCTTTAATCTTGAAATACAGGTTCGTCAGATATGTCAGCAGCCCAAACAGCAGACTCCCCAGCACGCCAATTGCCGCCCACTGAGACGGGGAAACCCTGTCCAGCAACTGCAGGAACCAGTAGCCCGTTCCCACCGCTGACGTGGTGTATGACACACCTGTTGTGATTTTTTCCATCTGGTACATACCCCGTCTCCCGCAATCCGGAAGCTCACAACATGAAAAAGGCCAGCAGTACTTTACTGATGGCCCTGACTCACCCTTACAGCATGGTGCCCGGTTCGGGTTGTGCTTCAGTCGCATCAACCACCGGTGATTCCGGTTGAATATCGCCGTTTTCTGAGGTGATATCTTCCGGTTGCGGTTCCGGCTCTGGCTGTTCGCCTGGCTGCTCTCCCAGTATCGTATCCAGAATCGCATCCACATCTGCTTCTATCTGCGCTTCAAATGTCTGGCGGACTTTCTGTTTCAGTGCTCCACGCACATCTTCAGAGCGCAGCGCGTCTTTCACTGCATCAGCAGTGACCAGGGGTTTTACTTCTGACATAGGATTTTCTCGCTGAAAGGGGTTATTAAGGAGTAATGGGCTCTTCGGGTTTGCTTCCGGCTGACTGACTGGCGCTGATTTTCTCTGCGGCCCTTTTATCAATCTGCCTGCGCCAGAAATCGCGCACTGCCCTGTACCCACCCGAAAGAAGATACAGCACACAGACCGCCGTACAGAAGTACAGCATCACCTGATGAATAAATGTCATAATTTCTTACCGTTATGGTTGACAATGAGAACTGTTTTCATTTAAAAAAACAACCGATGTACGAAAGCATCTTTTCTTTACATTCTCCATTGGGATTACCTCCGCCAGCTTCCATTCCTGCCGCTGGCGGCTCTTTTTATCATGCCGCGGCGTCCGCGTTGTTCACCTCCACCTTCACACTGTCAATCAGCAACGTATATGCTGCCGCCTTTGATATGTCTGTCAGTTGCAGTTTGTCCGCCGACCCTGATGCCGGAGATTTCACCAGTGTGAACGGTGTACCCCGTTTCTCATCCAGTACCGGCGTCACCTGAATACTGTTGTTTCCGGCAAACTCAAAAGCCAGTGTGTGCCATCCGTTATCAAAGACCCCGAACGTATCCAGCTTCGCATTCTGCTTCTTGTGGTACATCGCGTTCAGGTTCGTCGCATCCGTCTGCAGGAAGAAGGACATCAGCATGTCGTTGCCTTCCTCTGACAGCGTCACTCCCTCTGGCAGGGACGACAACTGCCAGTAAATACCCAGGGCAAACTGATTCGGCACCAGTGCGCCCGGCACCTTAAACCGCACGCTCACACGTCCGCCCTTCTTCAGCAACTCTGCCCCCTGCCCGGCGGCATCATGCTCCAGAAACCAGATGTGGCTTTCCGGTTTGTTCAGTTGCAGGGCCTTACCACCGGTGGCACCCTCATCACTGACCACAGCTTCAGCGATGTTTTTATCAACATTGTCTCCGCTCGCCGGTTTGTGATAATAGCGCCAGCCCTGTGATGCCAGGTCTTCACCGGACGCCAGCAGACTCATCAGGGTTCGGTTACTGACCGGGGCTTCCGGCTCTCTCTCCGGGCCTTCACCGGAAGGTCCGGTGGGCTTCACCGTATCAGGCTGTTTTCCGGTAATGAATTCAGCGGTTCTCCCGGCATGCACCAGAATCGCCGTTGCCAGACGGTCGGAAATAATCCCACGGCGAGCCCATGAACTGAAATGGCTGGCCCTGTCCACAGATGTCCAGGTCTTCTGGTCATTACGCCACTTTGAACCGTAATAACCGACGGCTTCCTGGTCCGGGTCTTCTGCCGGGTCATTGGTCTGCACATTCGCACCATTCTCATCCGTCATTAACGGTACAAAGAAAATGTTCTGCGACTCCTTACCCTTATACCCTCCGTATACTGATGCATACCCTTCCGCATGACGCTGCTTCCAGAAATACGTTGTGTCCCCGCAAACCCACGGTACCGCTGATGCGCTGCCTCCTGTGCACTGTGATGCCTGACCGGCAAGCTCCGTTCTGAACTGATTCACCATCGCACTAAACAGCCCCGGATGCTGCGCATGCGTCCCCACTGCCGCATCACCTTCTCCCTGCATCCACACCACCGCAAGCAGACGGTTTTTCGGGTTCTTCGCCAGTGCGGCTTTAGTCCGGCTCACCAAATCCTGATACAGCGGCTTACCCACACCCCAGCGCAGTGAATTTTCCGATGCACCGGCTGATTCGCTGTATGTGCCGTCTGCACCCGTTGTGAATGCCGAAGCACCACGGCAGCACGGAACCAGCAGAATGCCCGCATTCGCCGGTATAAACGGCAGCAGTTTTTTGGCGATATGCAGCCCCTGCCCCACGGTACCGTACTGCCCCTTTGACAGGTCCGCTTTCGGGTGATTTTTTCCACTCATATCCTGCACATCATGCAGACAGTGGTCCGCCGGAATGATGTCGTTATACTTACAGGCGGCACCTCCCGGTGTCACCGTACTGCGACGCGCCAGCTGCTTAATACGCGGATCCGGACGGTCATATGTCTCCGGCAGCGGAAGGCCTTCACCATATGCCATGCTGTTTGACTGGCCAGCCAGCGTAATCACGTAGTAATACTCCGGTTCGCTGGTGGCGCTGATAAGCACCTCCTTACCATCATCACCGGTTACCACCACCGGCGTGGTGACATCACCTTCAGCGACAATCGCCTGAATAAGTGCTGCGCCATCATCCGTATACGAAGAAAACGGCCCGCCGTATGGCTGCCATCCTTCACGAATTTTTTGAGCAAGCGCATCCGCAAGGTCTGACGGCGATGCCGCCCTGACCACATCGTAGTGTTTAAATGTCATGAATCCTCCCGGTCGGGATAATGTTGTTAGTCGGATAAGGAGCGGGCTGAAGTCCGGAAGTTACAGGACAATGACAGGAGGAAGACTACAGCCCGCAATACGAAAAAGGCCACGCAGTTGCGCAGAGTGATTACTGTCGGGTATTATTCGCCAGCTGAAATATTACTTCACGTTTTGTTGTTTATTCCTTGCTGCCCGCGTCTCCCGGCGCGGGCTTTTTTTATCCATAAGAAAGCCCCTCCGGAGAGGGGCTGACGCTACATATCTGTTAATCATATACATGGTGCCGGGTGCCTCCCGGTGAGTTCAGTATCAGCACCTGAACCCGCACAGAAAGGATAAGGGATATAACCAACCACCTGTCGCTGATATGCCCCTCCGCTCAGGGGGATTCACCATGCAGGATTTTTTTAACAAATTCTCAGTCGGGCAGACAACCTGCAACTGACTGAATTGTGACATTGATTACACTGTAACTACATTGCTGCACACCACGAAACCAGCAATGCTTCTGATATTAATTAAACTGCACTTCAGCAAATCCTGAACCTGACGCACAGGTATTTGATTTGATTGTTACCGTCATTCCTGTTAACTGTGCGCTTTGCAGTAGCGGTTGCAGATTCCAGCGGTTAGTCCAGTACTCTTTCCCGGCCACTTTTACTGTGAATGTATCATTCTCATTATACTTAGAGAACTCAATTTTACCTTTTGCACAATCAGCTGCCATTGCATTAACAGAAACAAAAGCAAATAAAGCCGCTACAAATATCTTCTTCATATTTAACTCCTGTTATTCTCCGGATGTATTTAAAGAGTGAGCCCTGCGATTCAGAAAAGCAGCTGCGGTATTACTTTCCCATAAAGTATTGTTTATCCTTATAACTGGCCTGTCGCCAGTTATCTGACATTCTGGTTGTATCTCTTCATTCACGGCGCGAACGGAACGCGCCCCCTGATGATGGCAATTCAGTATAACCGCCACTGTGCCCAGTATCGCTGATATATTATTAAAGGATATTCGCCCCACTCTGACACCACCCTCTCCCCGAAACTCAGGAAGCACATTACTGATTCTCCCCCAGTTCAGTGTGAGGTCCACTTCTTCCGGTGTCATCGTATAAACAGGAGCAGTTTCAGACAGTGCCAGACGAAATTCTCTCTGTATTTGCCTGAACCGTAAGGCTTCTGCTGTGACAGTGACAAAACGCAGAACTGCTCTGGATGCATCTCTGGTCATGGCATTTCCACTAAACTCCATTAACGCCAGATATGATGAAACCAGTGAGTGACGACTGATTTGCATTCCGGAACGTTCCAGCGCTGCGACACGTTGCAGAGTGGTATAACTGCTGTCCGTTGTCATGGAGACAGTTGTCACACCGGGCACTGATATATGTGCAAAATCTGAAAATCTGTAGAAAGTATTTGTTGCCGTATTAACGAATCCGGCCACATATAAATTATTTTGCTCAATAATCAGACGAAGATGGTCAAAACGCGCCTGATAGACATCAAGCCCTCGTATATCCACAGCAAAATAACTGCCCGGTGGGGTGTGGTTAATAACAGACACCGATGTGGTCCCCTGAGATATATGTTCAAGTGGGGTCGATATTTCTGTCCGTATACTATTTAACGAAGAGACATAACTTTGTTGAGTCGAAAAGTCTATCGTAAATTCCCGGGAATAGGATACCGAAGAAAAGCCCAGTAACAGGCACAGCACCCATTTTAACAATATACACTTCATATACAGGTATTCCTTTTGGCTGAAGTAATACGGCACCAGACCCGGCGCAGATATAAAAAAGGCCCGCAAAAGCGAGCCTGGTAAATAAATATGGCGCGTTGTACTGGATTCGAACCAGTGACCTGGCAATTATCAGTCGCTTGCTCTCACCACACGAAAGCAATAACCCTAATAACTCCAAAATACTTGATCGTAAACATATTGGAGTTATAATAACCCCAATAAGAAAACACAGAGAGTCGGAGGATGGACAGCAGAAATGCAATAGCGATGATCGAAGCTGACGGGTGGTACCTGGTGCGCGTAAAAGGCAGTCATCACCAGTTCAAACACCCGACGAAAAAAGGGCTGGTAACAGTGAAACATCCACAGAAAGATATCCCGTTACCAACATTAAAAAGCATCAAAAAACAAGCGGGGCTTTAAGCCCCAGGAGGTTTGTATGTTATATCCCGTTGCTATTGATAAAAGCGATTCATCTTTCGGCGTTCGCGTCCCCGACATTCCCGGCTGCTTCTCTGGTGGCAACAACTATCAGGATGCAATCGAAAGTGCACATGAAGCGATAGAAGCACATATTGAATTACTGGTTGAAAACGGCGAAGCCGTACCAAAAGCCACTTGTATAGAAAACTGGCTGGCAGATCCAGATTATTCAGATGCCGTGTGGGCACTGGTCGATGTGGATATCACACGCCTGATGGGCAAAGCGGAAAAAATCAACGTCACACTCCCCTCTCTGCTAATCCGCCGCATCGATCAGTTTGTTGCGGCGCACCCCGAATACGGCAGTCGCTCCGGTTTTCTGTCCCGCGTGGCTGCAGATAAAATCACAGGATGAATGCAGAAAAACCCGCTCAATGGCGGGTTTTTGCTCTACTTACAACTCTGGCAGAATATCAAATTTTACTAAATTTTACCTCAAAATATTCACTTTAGCAAATTTATATTTTCTGGTGATTTTTTTATTCCCATAATGGTTATCAGTGCCTCATGATCCTGTTCACAACACACTTCATGCATAAAACACCAGTACCCCTTGTAATGCTGACTCCATGTGTTTGGTTTTATATCCATCTGCTGCGCCGCACATGAAGGCGCAATCAGAACTGCACCTGCCACAACCCCACCAGCAATTACGGCAGCATTCAACGCTACTATCCTTGTCAGCCTGATAAGATTTCCGATCATCCTTTCCGTAACACGTTTTCCCCGCAACCGCTCACGCACCCGCATCCAGATGAACTCACTGACCAGAAGATGATGTATTCGTTTTTTCTGCAAACTGTAACTGAATAACACCCACGCCCGCTGATAATCCTCCAGGCAATAAATCTTTCTCCTCAATTTAGCTGTTCTGAATGCTTCCGGGGTGATCATCTCTGACTGCGCAGAGTAGCGGGGGGTTTCAGCCGCAAATACCGGATCGCTGTCCCGGCAATACCAGCGACCATCAATATTCAGTGTTCTTTTTCTCTGCCTCCCGTAACGTTTTGTGTCTGACCGGGCAAAATCACCAAATGGCTCCAGTTGCCCTTTCTGACGTATATCCGGTGGATTCAGCGCAAAAATAACCTGTTCTCTTGCCCATACCATCTGCTGTGGTGTCATATTACCCTCCAGCCAAAGCGCCAATACCCGCAGCTCTGTCCAGTGTCCGTAACACCCACAGTAGCTGGCTGCCGTTCCTCTCCTCCCATCCCTTTCTGTCGTTGTGCAATGCCTGATGACATTCCCGGCAAAGCGGTATCACAAACAGGTCATGGGCTTTTATCCCTGCACCGCCAAATCCATGCCCTGTGATGTGATGCGGATCATCTGCCACCTTTCCGCACCCACAGCACCGCTGCCGTTTTACCCATGCTGTATAATCCGGCAGAACCAGACGCTGCATCCTCGGCCTTCTCATATAGCCCATAACCGGGTCACTGTCAGTTGCCAGTTTCAGTACTGCTCTTTCCTGCTCATCCGTTTTTTCCCGACGTACTGCATGAGCGACCAGAGCATTGTGCGTACTTACGGGCTTCGCCCTCTCTGTCAGTTTCTTCACCACTGCGTCAGCAGATATCTGCCAGGGGTTAATATCCGCCTCCCTCATCGTTCCCCTCAGTTGTTCCTCCTCCGGCAGTCTCCTGATACGCCTTACGATCTCAACCGGAACAGCATCTGCCACATCATTCAGCACAGCCCAGCAAAACAACTCAGGAATGGATACCTGATGATCTTCCCCCAGTCCCAGATTCATCCTGATAAAATCCATCAGCCATTCCGCACGATTTCTGGCAATCACATCTGCCAGCTCCCGGTATCCCTTCATATAATGTCGATTATCACAGGCATGGCATAACCGGATAGCGCCTCCCTGCATTGTCCGCGCTGTCATCATGTTCTCCACATGATCGCCATTCTCACACTGACATCCCGCAATCCTGCTCACCCAACGTGCCAGGGCATCACTGCCACCAGCACGCTTTATCACCCTGTCATCTGCAAAAAAATCCTTCAGTTCCTCTTCTCCCGCCAGTCCCTGTCCTGATGACGGAATTTCTCCTGATGGCACCCCTGCCAGCACAGCAGGGACATCCCTTATCATTACTCTCTGCCCGTCCCTGAACCGTGCTGTCAGGTTGCCTGTTTTTATAAGTGTTATCCCGGCATTACGCTGCGGGAATACCGTCAGGATCGCCTGCATATCACACCTCTTACTGTTCAGTACCCACAATATCCTGAACAATTTTTTCAAGTGCGCTTCCATACTTTTCCAGCTCTGCCGCCTTATCGATCATCTGATCAACCACCAGTTGCAGTTCATGTTTCGCACGGTTCAGACGCTGCACCGCCGGAAGCAGGTTTTTTCTGACAGCGTCTTTCGTCATCCCCGCCTGCGCCATAGCCTCAGATCTCCTGATGCACTCCATACCAATTGCGTGCATTTTTTCCGGCGTCATTCTTTCAAGCTCCAGCCCTCTCATGATCCACCTCATCTTTCACTCAACTGTCTCCATATGACGACACTGTATATAAAAACATACTCAGGTAAAACAGGTATTTTTCTTCTCCGTACACCCCGCTTTCTCCACTACCTTAAGCGGAAAATTTAGTGCTCATTTTTTCCTTTTTTCTCCTCCCAGAAATTCAGCTCCAGCTGAACAGGGATCCTTATACAAAGATCCGGAGGATGATCGGCAGGTCGTTTTCTGCCCGAAATGCAGTTATTGACACAAGTCCAGGGCGTTAAAGCAAGCCCTCTGTTAACACCGAGAGAGCCTGTTGTAACGTTCCGGCTGATTCTCCACTTACGTGAACGCGTCACTACCGGTGGTGTATCACCCCCCGGCATATAAACACCTTTGATCGCACTGGCGTGACGTCCGCACTCATCCGGCTCTTCCGAACGCTGATACCATGTGCGAAGAACCAGATCACTTCGGGCAACAAACGGGCCACCCTGCAGACGGGTATAGGTTTTCCAGTCACCTTCACTCGCAGCCCGGTGCAATTCTCCCAGCGCCGGACTTATCCTGTCAGCATGCGCCTGATTGTTAAAACGACGCAGTTCCCGCCACACACTCACCGGAGCACTGCCGATAAACTGAAACTGCTTTATTCCCCACAAAGATGCCCATGCCGAAGCATGGCGGGCTGTCACCACCAGCGTATGGCCCGTCTCATGGTTAATTCCGCCGGACGCACACCCGTCAATATTCATTCCGATATGTTTGGCGATATAGGCAGTGGCACTTCCCAGATCATCAAGAACCGGTTTTATCTCCAGATGGGATTTTCTTCCTGCTTTGCGGATGGTCACTTTTTCCGCGTCATCATCGCGGTTAGCGTAATACTCAAGAATTTCCTGTAAGGCGACGGCGTACTCCTGATGCACATAAAGAACACCATGCCAGTGCGGCGTACCGTCATGATGCGGTTCGGCGCTCCTCAGACCAAAAACCCCAATTCCGCGGCGCCTCAGCGTTGCACTGATCTGACGCCATAGCCCGGAAAAATAATTCTGAGTGTCTTTAGGGCTTGCGCCGTTATAACGACGGTTGCGGTATCCCGTCTCCAGCCAGGCGTGATATTTCGATGGTGCCGTCATCGTGAAAAACAGCCCGACATACCCCTGCTCCTGCGCCACACCTTCAAAGCGTGCCAGGTCTTCCAGCCCCTTTACACGCGTCATCAACTCCGACCGACGTTTCTCCGCATCTGAAATGCTGCTGTCAACCAAATCGAGAAGTGAAAATTTCTCCCCGGTTTCTTCATCCTCAACGTCTGTTTCTGCCATCAGCCTGCGACCATGCTTACGTCCCGCCAACCAACGCTGCACCCACTCATAACTACAGTGCGGTGATGACTGCCGACGAACGCTCCCCATCGCTATAAGCAGATGTTCACGCCAGCGTCGAGAAAATACCCGAAGTTTTCCCTGCCACCAGCGAACACTCAGCATCCGACTGATGGCAACAGTCAGTTGATCCAGCGTCATCTTTCTGCCAATAAAACGTTTCCAGTCCGGTGGCTCCATACGGAAATGTTCAACAAGACCCGCAACCATGGCATAAATGGCACCTGCCGCCACATCCGCATCTTCATCCGCAAGAAGAGCACTCAGATGCTGCATTTCAGCAATAAGAAACGCGGACAGATCCTGCGCCAGTAAATGTGCATCCCCGTCGTCTCCATCCACCAGGGAATTGAATCGCCATGTCATGGAATGAACCGCGCCGTATGCCTGATCAGACGCAAGGCCACCAAACAGCCAGCCCGGTAATTCATCCGGATTAATGGCATAACGTTTATTCACACCAGTAATACACGGCAAATCCTTCTGAACCATCAACGCAAACTTTTCCCGGGCACCGGCGAACCCCTTTGTCTGCCACGCGCTGCTGATCCGGCGTCCCAGCTTTACAGACACAAAACGTGGCAGTCCGGAAAAAGCGCTGTTCACCTCCTCAGTGAATATCAACTCTTCTTCCGGCTCAGGCATGCGCGGACCTCCCGCTGAATACACGGTCATATGTCCTCCCGCATAACGGGTAACCAGACACCCCGCCAGATGGCGGAGTGCCGTTTCAGGATTTCAGGAAAAAGAGCTTTACGGGTTATTCCCCGGTTCGTTAACCAGGCGCTGCATATCCCGCAGATCGTCCGCCAGGTAACTGAACGTGGAGGCAATGTAATCAGGTGCAATCCGGCATCCCTGATCACAAAGCATATTGAAGTACATAACTCTGGCGATGGTGAGAGCCCGGTACAATCTGCGGTTGATTTCGGTCTGGATGTGACGACGCTCCGCGATAGCGCGGTGCTGTTTACGGTTTGCCATGGTGTGGCCTCGTACGTAGTGAGTTGTGATAACCCACAGCCGCGAGTTGAGAATCTCGGGGTGGCAGGACGTATGGGGTTCTCAACACCGGCTACGCACGACTCCGGCCCGACCAAAGTCGGCCCCACACGCCCCACCATGATTCTTGCGAGAAAAAGATGTGGCGATACGGTACGCACAAAAAAACCGCTGGCGCGGTTGTGCGCGTGCATAGTCAGCGGGTTGAGAATCCCGGCCCCCGTTTTATGAGGTGCAACGGAAATGTAACCCGACCAGGTGAACACTGGCAAGCGGTTTTTTTGTATCGTCACTGGCTTCACTTCTGCTATTTCTCTTATCCCGTTTTAAGGTTGCAGGAATCCCGCCGCATGAGCGGTGTATTTCTCATTCCTCTTATTTCCGGTTAATTCAGGCGAAGGTTAAATTTCTGTATCCGTATTTATTTCCCACCTCTTTTGTATAAACATCTCAATTCCTGCAGATGTTCAGTCTGCTCAATCTCTGCTTTAATCCGTATATATTCGTGATAATCCAGCCGTTCAAAATTCTGATTAAATTCTGCGATACAGACAGAACGTGTCTGATTATCCAGGCGGCGATACACCACTTTATCAGCAGAACAAAAACAAATTTTCACCGGATAACCAGCGGCATCAACATACCGCTTACCACGTTGGATCAGAGAGAACATGTATTTATCCCCCAGCGGCAAATTGAGTACACAACCAGCACAATCGCCAACGCAATACCAACATTTGAGAACACTTCAGTCCAGGTCATCGTAAAATACTCTCTGTGTTTATCAGCCCATTCTGTTTCAGATACTCCATCGCCGTATCAGGTAGCTTGCTTGATTTATTGACGCTTTTTAATGAACTGGCTAATCGCTTAACCAACATAGTTAATTCACTCACCTGATCGCCTAATGCTGGATTATTGTCGCTTTTTCCCGGCAATATGTGCTCTCGACTGGATTTCCAGAATATCCACGCCAAATCCACATTTGGATCCCGGTAATTCATCCCTTCGTTAGCACGAAGCAATAATGTTTCATGGTTTTTATCATCTGCATGGAACCTGATAAGTGTTTCAAACTGTTCGCGACCGTCATCAGGGATTACCTGAGAGTTACCCGTTAGCGCATTCTGCTCCAGTGATGCTTTTACAAACCAGGATGCCTGGACTATAACCCCATGGATCCAGCGCAAATCAGCATCGAGATCCTTCTTCTTCATCTTTTCGCCACTTAAAGCCTTGCTTATGTGGCTGCGCACCAGGTCTTCATGTAACTCCTTCGCCTCCTCAATGGTGAAACCGCCAGGCAGACTAGCCTGAGTTATCGGAGAGTTGCCAGCCTTGCGCATGGCAATCTCCATGATTTCAACCATATCCCCTGGTGGAATTTTACAAAGTTGCCCAATACATTTCTGCTGCCTGGCATATTCGAGAATGTGCTCCAGTTTGGTTCGATTAATCATTATTTATCTCCCTGAAGCATGGCTGCGCGGCAGGCTTCATCAACCATAACTTCTACGTTTTCGAGAAGTACGTAACTGTACTGCTGCCCGCTAACCCATTCTTTTCTGCGAGGTAATGCGCGTGGGTCCGCTACAATAGTTCGCAAACGTTCCAGAACAGCTGGCACTATCGGCGCTGGCGGGGCGGTGTAAAGTGGAACAACTCGCCCTCCCCATTGCTTAACACTACTCTCAGCGAACACTAAATGCTCAGTCCGATAATACCCAGGGGCATCAATATCTTTTCTTTCGCTATCCCACATGTAAACCACCGATTCTGCTTCCAGCGATGCCAGTGCGATAAGCGCCAGCTCACGAATTTCACCGCCGTCTATATCGTCAATGTCATCGCGGCCAGAAATGTTAGCCAGCCATTGCAGTCGCTCTTTGGTAATAGTGGTCATCTCACTCTCCTTCTATGCGAATACCAGCAGCAGTCAGTGCTGCATTGACCTCATCAGCGTAGTAGTACGTTAATCCACTTGATGATTTAGCCAGCTTGAATGGTTCTGGTAACTTCACTGTGCGGGACTCCTGCTCGTCGATACGCTGTTTTGCTTCCTCCAGTTCATCCAGCAAATCAGCGATAATATCCACTTCACGATGACGGATTTCTCGCTTAAACGCAGACAAAGCTGCATCACAATCCTGCTCAGCGTTTGGACTGTCTGGTTTCTCCTGATACCACGCCAGCATCGACCGATAGTTTTGTGCTGCCTCACGCAATGCCTGATAGTCAATCTTGCTCACTGGTTGCCTCCTTTGTGGATCTGCGCTGCGATGCACGAAAAAAAAGACTCCCGCGTATGACTGTTAAGAGCTGGTGCGAACGCCGCGTTAAGAACGGCAGCATCACAGCCGTCATTGATATAGAGCGCAATTTTTTCTCCAGGCGCGCTTTGGCTTCCTGCAACTGCATACCCCGGCACGCACGCGGGATATACTCAGCAATTTGAGCGATAGATTTTTCGTTCTGTTTAAACATGCTTCACCTCGACAGGCTTGATGGTGTCGATCAGTAGTCGGCGGCGCGTATTTTCTGCAAAGTGGCGGCGTCCGGTTTCTTTGTGGTAAAACTCGTTTTTGTCGACGACCCACATCCGCTCCGTCTGGTGCAGTTTTTTTACCTGCGGACCGTCTTTGGTGATCACGATGCCGGTATGGGTTTTTACGATTGTCATGCCACCACCTCTTCGAATTTCAATTCCAATTGTTCACCCCAGATTTCACATGACTCTGAACACGAGCCGGTATCGAATCGCCTGGCCTGCACCATCGCCTGATAGTTAATCTTCATCATCCTCACCCCACTCATCACAATAAGCTTCAACCGGAGTTTTTCCTGCTTCATAGTCATCACGCCATGCTTCAGCATCGGCGGCACTTCCACCGCGTAACTCTGCATAGTCCATTAACAGTTCATGCCATTCTTCAAAACTGGCGTTATATTTAGTTGAACCAAAATCAGCCATTTTGTTCTTCCTCTTCGTCTTTTATTTCGTGATATGAGTAATTGCAGTAGTTAAAGAAAATTTCTTTTGCTTCGTCATGAATTTCATCAGGTGTTGCGTCATCGTCCACTTCGAATACATCCTCGAAACCTCCACCGGCTATTCCCGTTTCAATAATTATTTTGAACTTTCGCATTTCACTACCACCCTGCCGGGCGGTCTCCTGATGTTCTGAGGGTGCAGGAATCCCTCCTGTTAAGGATTAAATTTTATTTACAGTGCTGATTTTAATTATTCAGTTCTGGATTATGCTTTCTCTTTCACCTGCCGTAGTTCCTGGTAATTAATTTCGCTCACTGGTTGCCTCCTGGAAAATAACCGCATGTCCCAGTTTCTCCGCCAGTGCCAGTTCTGCCTTAGCGCCTGCCGATCGCTGCCAGCCTTTCAGCATATAAACCGCATCCACACAACGAATCATTGCCATGCAAATATCCATGTAATGTGGCTGAGTCAGCCCGTCCGGAAGTACTGCGGGATTTAATACGGTATGCCCTTCCTGTTTCAGTGCTTCTTCCGCCTTGTGAAACGCCTCACGGTTGAAATTTTCATATCCCGTCATCGGACCGGCGATATAAATTCTCACCCTCACTCCATCACCTCCTGAAAATTCCCCTGACAGAACGCCAGTACACGCTGCATGACTTCGCTGTTTCGGCACTCACTGCAAATTATGTTCTGATGCCTGTCATAGCGGCGTATTTCTCCGTCTGGTAACTTTCGAATCAATGTCTGGTCAGTTGTTTTCTCCGGTGTCTTACGCCATACGCGATACACCTGTTCAGATGCAAAAACACCGTATTTACCGGACATGTATAAATCGCCACAAGCCAGTACATCCACAAGGCAACGTCTGACTGAATGCCAGTCTGCTCCCGTCGCTCTCTCCAGTTGTGATATCGTCATGCGTTCATTTTTGCGTACCAGCCCGATAATTCGGGCCTTCAGTTCTTCACGCTGTTCGTGTGTAAAAGGTTTCGCCATAAGCGCCTCCGGCAATCACTTTTCCGACACAATACGACTGGATGAATCGACAATCTGTCGAACAATATCCTGGTGCTTGTTCAGCTCCCGCAGCGCGGCGCAGACACGCTCCCACTTCTGAACCTGACCTTTTGCCCTGCGCAGCTCGCGGTTAGCCACATGCAGCGATGGTAAAATCAGACCATCCGGATGTTTTCTGGTGAACGACGGCTGTGACTGCACTGTGACCGCCACACTTTCCGTTTTTATTTCTTCCTGTGTTTCCGCTTCCCGGACCGGTAACGCAACACCTGCTGGCTGAGGAAAGGCTTTACCATCGGTTTCCGTTACCGATGCAGCTTCCGGCTCTGCCGGTAAATCAGCGCCCGGTATGCAGTAACGAAATTTACCGCCCTGATTCACGCGAATCAGACGCCCTTTGCTGATTGCCATGGCCAGCGATGAATTCGCCCGGCGGGAGGTAATCCCGAACATCAGTGCCAGCTCATCCGCCGTTTGTGGGCCATGTTGTTCAATCGCCTCAATCAGCATTTGCGCTGTCACTTTCGGTACCGGTGACACCGGTTCACTTTCACCAGCCTGAATCAGCCACCACATCGAACCCTTGTTATCCGCTTCACCGCGGCGCTTCAGTTTCCACAGTTCGTTGACCGCATCTTCACGGCTGATTCCAAGGCGGGCCGCCACTACCTGTGAAGAGGCTCTTTTCAGTGCTTTCAGTGCATCAATCACACTTTCCATTTTTACCTCCTGTATTTCTCTCTTCCTGCGCAGACCTGAAACCATTCAGTTGCTTTACCAGTCCTTCTGTTTCCAGCCGTTTCAATATTTCAACCACCGTCGCCGGTGACATCTGCAACGTCTCAGCCACACTTCGTGCGGTATTGCGTCCTGATGTCAGCAGGAATTCCAGTACATCGCATTCTTCTTCACTTAACTTACTCATGGCTGACCTGCTCCCCTCCACTGATAGATGAAAGCATGGCAATAACCGCCCCTGTAAAACGAGCCTGCGTTGAGCGGATTTCTTCCAGCATTACCTGCTGCTGACGCAAAATATCCAGCAACGCTCTGACATCCACATCCGCCTCATCACCACCCCTGAAATCTTCCTCATGAAGAAGCGCTTCACTGTCATCAAAAACATTTGTGGTCGCGTCTTCTGATGTCGCCCCTGGTGAACGGTCATCATTATCATCTGTCTGCGGTGCTGCCAGCTCACCGTTCATCTCTTCCGTTGACTCTTCAGTGTCAGCATGAACAGAGGGTTTAACCGCTTTCATTATTTTCCTGACCTCGTCAGCGGTAACTTTGTGCTGAACATTCACAACGCCCCGTTCCGCCACATCCCCGGTAGCCTCTCCCGCCTCTCCATAAACGGCACTGTATGTGTTATCCCCCATAACTGCACCGCAATCCGGGCAATGACCTCCACCGGATTTACCACATCCACCACAACCATTTTCCCGTGCTGCCTCCGGTTCCGTGCCTTGCACTTCTGGTTCATTTTCCTGCAATTCCGGCCCTTCCGTCACAATATCTGGTTCGGAATGGTTGGCAGTCTCCACATTCTGGTTTGCTTTTTCCGACTCCTGGCTCGTATCACAGGCAGAGTCCTGAACAATGGCGTTTGTTTCCCGCGTCTGTATTCCCGGAACCCAATTCTGACCATTAGGGTCACTGATCCCATCAACATATTCACCACGGGAAGCAGCCAGTAATTTATCGGCATCCGGTATTTCAGCAGATGACGTCGCTTTGCTTTCGTCCACTTCAGCCGCTCCCGTCTTCCGCAAGTCGCAGTCGCTCTGCGACGTGGTGTGACTGTTCTCAATCTTCCTCATACGTTTTCCTGCCTCGCGAACTCTTTTCAGATTATCTTCATGCCCAGGCACAGAACCACATACAAGCGGTTCTGCCCAGTCTGGATCACGAACACCGCGCACTATAAGAAAGTTTTCAATCCACTCCCTCCGCGCCTCTGCTGCCCCTGTTGCGATATGTGACGGCGCAAGACTGACCATGTCAAAAATGGTCTTTCTGTCCCAGTTTTTAATCCCTTCCGTAACACCAAGGGCTGTCGACCATGCACGCCATCTTTCATCATCGTCAGCCATCAGTTTCTTCGCGGAATCCATCACCGGACGTAAATCATGGCAGTCCGCACCAGGACATAAAGCAGCAGCGATTTCATAATTAATCGTTCTGAAGGTTGGTTTTTCACTGCGGCGCGGTCTTTCCCCTGTGACTGGCGATTTCTCCACAACTTTCTCCTGCGCTTCCTTTTTATTTTCAACGCGGGATATGCGGTTTCCGTTACACCACTCTTTTGTCAGCAGGCCTCGATCGGTATAGTCAGTGTCTAGGTATGCTTCGAAAAAAGCAGTCATGAACCCCAGACTGGAATTAACGGGATTAGGGAAAACTTTGTCAGTGTCGCGCACCAGTTTGTGAAGGTCGCGAATCTCCAGCGGGTCGAGCAGCTTTGTGTTGTGGGAAATAGCCAGGGCAGTAACAGCCGGCAGTTCTTCAGCTAGTGCGATATGTAATGCCTGAAGTTCTTCCCGTGAAACGTGCGTTACCGGTTTTTCGCTGCCATGTTGCGCAAGCCAGCGAATGGGCAGTTCCTGACCGGAAATCGGCAGGAGCATATTATCCTCAATCTCAGCCATATCTTCGCCGTTGACGTTAGTGTTACTGGCTGAGTTGGTTTCTTCCCTGTCAGCCACTGCTTCTGCGGCGCGGGTATACACCATCGTTTTACCGTCTTCACCACCCGGCACATACAGGCGACAAAATTCCGTATCAAAAACACCTTCCGCCGGAAGTTCGCTCACTACAGGAAGATTTACCCGCACTGGCTTTTTAAAGTCCTCCGGCTCAAACCCCGCATCCAGCATGGCAACATTTGCCCGAAGCAGAACTCTCGCCTGCGAATAATCACTTTTCCAGTAAAAAGCATGAGTAAACCCCAGGCGCTTTCTGGTTGCTTCGTTTTTTACCGGAAACGCATATGCATATTCCTGAGTTTTTTCTTCTGCCATTTTTATCACCCCCGTTTTCTGATTTCCGCCATTGCCTGTTTCTTCTGCTGCTCAATCCACGCAAGGATCGGCTCAAGCGCCCTGCTCTTTTCGTTGTGCCGGGTATTACGGTTGGCTGTGTCTACAATGAACTTCAGTTGTTCACACCAGATCAGCACCTGTTCCGGCGAGACCTTATGACGATTCGCAGCTACGGCTGCATCACGTTGTGCTTTATCCACATCACACCTCCGTCACACCGCGAAGTGCTGCAAATACCGTGGTCACATTTCTTATCTGCCCCATAACATCATTAAGGGCATGATGGGTGACATCCTTTCTGGTGTAAGGCAACGGGATACCAAGATGCGTGGCAAGCCCTTCAACCGTTCTCACGTCTCTCTCATTCCAGAACGGCCACAGCATTTCTGCACTGGCATTTACCCCAATACTCCTGTCGCACATGTCACGAATCAGCGAACAGTCAAACACTGGTGACTTCGCCCATACCCGCACCCGACGGATATCAGCATGCTGCTCAATAAAGTTAATCAGCGCATATGTGCCATCACGCTCAGAAACACATTCATCTTTCCTTACTGCTTCCAGTCGCGTTTCTGTCGATTGCTCCAGCCAGAAACAGAATGTCTCCGGATCAATCACTGCGCCATTGCGTGTCGCACTTACCCAGTCCAGTCGGAGATAAATGGAATCTCCTTTATCTCCGGTATCAGGATTAAAAAATGCTGCCGCAAAGGAAATAATCCCCGAATGATGGGATGTTCCTGTGGTTTCAGTATCAATCATCAGATCGTTCATAGTTCCCCCATTACACCCACACATCCAGGCTGAACTTTTTATCCGGATCACAACTTAATACCTGTAATTTCTGGTAATAACGCAACAGACGGACGTTATTATTTGCCGGATAAGTGCGTTTCTTTTTTTCCGTTTTTTTATTTTTACGTAATGAAAACAGCTTCATGTTTCCACCTCGTCAGATATTTAAGATGTAAGACTCCCGCCGCGTGAGCGGTGTGTTTAATACTTCCTGACAACGTTAATTAATAGCGATAAAAACTATCGTCGTTTTTTCTTTCCCATCGCCTGATCAAACAGACCAAGAGAAATTAACTCATTATCTATAGCCTCAATATCATCGTGGATGTAAGACAATAAGTACGGGATACAAAGATCAACTGCACAGGGATTATCAGCGATGCGCTGAATGTAAGAATGCAGCGTAACCATCTGCGCACGGTGTATGCGGCGACGACAGTCACTACTGAGTTGGGGGATCGCGAATTTTGGGCGCTTTTGGATTTGGATTGTAGCCATTGCGGCAGCCTCCGTTGACATGACGTACTGCTATCGCAGGAGGTGGTATGCTCACTGGCGATAGCCCAGACGGGGATACCACTACCGGCGTCAACGGAAACCGGCCCGACCGAAGTCGGCCCCGCCTGAGCTACCATAGACATGGTGGTGGGTGTTATCCAGCCCCTTCCATAAGAAAGGTTTGCGACGGCACCAGTTGGATAACACCGCACCATAAAATGGCGCATCATTGCGTATACGGTTACGACAACAAAAAAGACGCTTGCGGCGTCTGATGTCGCCGTTGACAAGTCCGGGGTGGTATGCCCGACTGCCAGCACTGTGGCAGCAGTGAAAAAATACCACCTTGCCAACACAGTATTCAAGCTCTTTTTTATCTGTCTGGTCATTTTGCACGTAACCTCACGCTTTCTTAATCACACGAGACCGTAACTTTCTCTGGTTCAGGATTGTTGTTCTGTTACATCGCTTAACTCATCTGCCAGTTTAAACAGCGATGCCGCTTCTCCGCGCATAAGTTCTTCTGCTGATTCATAACGACCGTCATTTAATCGCTTCACCGCAATAGCCATTACACGCTGAGAATCTTTTAATCCTTTACGGAAATGTTTCAGTTTTTCTTTTTCCATATTTTCCGCCTCAGTTGTTTAGTGTTTCTGTCAAACAAAAAAGAGGAATTCCTTTTCCATGATTTATCTCATCAAAAAATCATTATGGTAAAGTTATCATGGTCAGTCTGATAACTCGCCACACCAACATGATGTTAACGACAACTGATTTCTTTTCACTTTAATGATGTGTTTGTGTCTAGATTTAATATTAAAAGATTCACCCACACCAGCCACCAGCCACCAGCCACCAGCCACCAGTTATTACAATCCAAGCCATTCCAGCCATGCCATTGCCAGTTGTTTTGGTTTGTTGTAATAAGCCTTTTTTAACCCTTCGTTATAAGCCGGGATGTAAACTATTTTTTCTGCTCTTGAATTCGGCTTATCCGGATCGCGCATTTCCACATATGGCAGCTTGTTATTTCTGATCATCAGATCCACGGCATTAGTTGATTTACCTATCAATTCACCAAATTTTGCTGGCGTGACGCCGTCAACAGGATATTGCACCAGGCGGTCTTCTATTGGAGTAAGCATATCCTTCATATGTTATTCTCCGATGTTGCAGACTCCTTGTTACTCCTCCTTACGACCTGAGACGAGCCACACAATGGAGCCTGATAAGGAACCTCTTTTATTCAAATTTAGATCCTTATAAGGAACTTGTCAAATGATGATTTATGAAAAATTGAAAGCTATGAGGAAAGCTGAAGGGCTTTCTCAACAAAATGTATGTCAACTTCTTGATTTTTCTATAAGTACATTAAAAAAATATGAGTCCGGCGCAATTGAGCCTGGATGTGCCGCACTCATGAAATACACCACCCATCCCCGATTTTTTAAGTACTCATTATGGCTAATGTCCGATCAAACCGCAGAAATCGCGGGGCAGATCTCCCCGCCTCTCTCTCTTGATGGCTCCTGCTCTTCGGAGGGCGTTCAGGATTCTGTAACTCCCGTCACAAAATCACGCCGCTAAGGCCGGAAAACTGGTTAGATCTGTATTTTATTTATGCTGAATGCCTGTGGTCAGAGGCAGGACGCTACATCGGAGGGCTTCGCTATGGCGATTAAGAAGCTCGATGATGGACGTTATGAACTGGATACAAGAACGGGCGGACGTGGCAGCAAACGCATCCGCAAAATATTTAACAGGAAAGCCGATGCTGTCGCCTATGAAAGATATATGCTCGGCAAACTGGCAAACAATGAGTGGAATACAGCTGCGAAGGTGGATCGCCGCCCACTCAGTGAAATCCTGAATCACTGGTTTTTATGTCATGGTCAGGCAATGAAAAACGGTGAGATAGAAAAACGACAACTGATGAAAACAATCACAGAACTGAATGATCCTGCTGTTTATGAGGTGAACAAAAGAATGCTTGTTATGCACCGAAGCCGTCGTCTCGCCAGTGGTGTAAGTGCATCGACAATCAACCGGGATATATACCGCTTGTCAGGGATGTTCAGCGCACTAATCAAGCTGGATGAATTCCTTGGTGACAATCCGGTTCGTGGCCTTCCGCCCCTTCCGGAAAAAAATCCCGGCATGTCATTTCTTAGTAGCGCTGAGATTAATGCCCTGCTTGACACACTGAAAGGAGATTATCGGCTTGTGGCATTGCTTTGCCTCAGTACAGGTGGGCGATGGAGTGAAGTGTCCACACTAACCCCGTCCCAGTTGACACAGCAGCGGGTGATTTTTCTCGAAACCAAGAACGGAAAAAAACGAATAATCCCTATATCTGAAGAACTGGAAACCGAAGTAATGGAAAATGCCAGCGCTTCGCTGTTCAGAGTGGACTATGAAAACTTCTGCAGAAAATTACGCAAAGTTAAACCTGATCTGCCACGAGGACAGGCCACTCACATACTTCGCCATACATTTGCCAGTCACTTTATGATGAACGGAGGTAATATCATTGCTCTGCAACAAATCCTGGGGCATGCAACAATTCAGCAGACAATGGCTTACGCTCATCTTGCTCCAGATTATCTTCAGAATGCAGTGATGCTAAATCCGTTAAAAGGAGGGATTGGGAAGTGAGTTTTCCGTCCACAACTTACCACACATACCGCTTTCAGGACGCCTTGAGACTACCTGAGGCGGAAATGTGGACGTTTGTGGACGGTGATAAATGCTTGTTTAACATGTAACTTATTGAAAAAAAAGACCCCCACATCACGTGGGGGAAGACAGGGATGGTGTCTATGGCAAGGAAAACAGGGTTTACTACTGGGAACGTGAGTTGCTACTACTCAATAGCTTCAACGATGAACTTTTTTGCCATTGCGTCACGTCACGCAACTGCTCCATTCGTTGTTGATGTTTCTCGTTTAAAACCGCTTGCTGCTCCGGCGTTAACAGGCGATACATTTGGTTGCGGACTTTTGCCATCTCAACCTGACGAGCAATTTGCTCATTCGCCATTTTTTCTGCCTGTGCGCGCACAGCGTTTTCATCAAAATTTTCTGCGGTGACAAGGCGATGCATTGTCTCCAGTTCGCTAACATTAACAGGAGGCTGTTCGTGCCGGGCCTGTTGCATAAGATCTCGCATCTGCTGACGCTGATGTTCGGTTAAACTTATGCCGTCGAACATATGGCTCTGCGTACTGCGCTGCGTAAGTTCTTCACCCGGATGCCAGTTATCGCCTGAACCGACTTCAGCAGCGTGGCTTAATGAACTGACTGCCAGCGTTGAGGCCATGACGGCAGCGGTAACTATGCGCATCATTTGCTCCCAAAATCTTTCTGTCGCGATTCAACGATAGAGAGTTTACGATTCAGGCTGCAAACATGCGTCAGGGGGTGTAAAACAACGTAAAGTCATGGATTAGCGACGTCTGATGACGTAATTTCTGCCTCGGAGGTATTTAAACAATGAATAAAATCCTGTTAGTTGATGATGACCGAGAGCTGACTTCCCTATTAAAGGAGCTGCTCGAGATGGAAGGCTTCAACGTGATTGTTGCCCACGATGGGGAACAGGCGCTTGATCTTCTGGACGACAGCATTGATTTACTTTTGCTTGACGTAATGATGCCGAAGAAAAATGGTATCGACACATTAAAAGCACTTCGCCAGACACACCAGACGCCTGTCATTATGTTGACGGCGCGCGGCAGTGAACTTGATCGCGTTCTCGGCCTTGAGCTGGGCGCAGATGACTATCTCCCGAAACCGTTTAATGATCGTGAGCTGGTGGCACGTATTCGCGCGATCCTGCGCCGTTCGCACTGGAGCGAGCAACAGCAAAACAACGACAACGGTTCACCGACACTGGAAGTTGATGCCTTAGTGCTGAATCCAGGCCGTCAGGAAGCCAGCTTCGACGGGCAAACGCTGGAGTTAACCGGTACTGAGTTTACCCTGCTCTATTTGCTGGCACAGCATCTGGGTCAGGTGGTTTCCCGTGAACATTTAAGCCAGGAAGTGTTGGGCAAACGCCTGACGCCTTTCGACCGCGCTATTGATATGCACATTTCCAACCTGCGTCGTAAACTGCCGGATCGTAAAGATGGTCACCCGTGGTTTAAAACCTTGCGTGGTCGCGGCTATCTGATGGTTTCTGCTTCATGATAGGCAGCTTAACCGCGCGCATCTTCGCCATCTTCTGGCTGACGCTGGCGCTGGTGTTGATGTTGGTTTTGATGTTACCCAAGCTCGATTCACGCCAGATGACCGAGCTTCTGGATAGCGAACAGCGTCAGGGGCTGATGATTGAGCAGCATGTCGAAGCGGAGCTGGCGAACGATCCGCCCAACGATTTAATGTGGTGGCGGCGTCTGTTCCGGGCGATTGATAAGTGGGCACCGCCAGGACAGCGTTTGTTATTGGTGACCACCGAAGGCCGCGTGATCGGCGCTGAACGCAGCGAAATGCAGATCATTCGTAACTTTATTGGTCAGGCCGATAACGCCGATCATCCGCAGAAGAAAAAGTATGGCCGCGTGGAACTGGTCGGTCCGTTCTCCGTGCGTGATGGCGAAGATAATTACCAACTTTATCTGATTCGTCCGGCCAGCAGTTCTCAATCCGATTTCATTAACTTACTGTTTGACCGCCCGCTATTACTGCTGATTGTCACCATGTTGGTCAGTACGCCGCTGCTGTTGTGGTTGGCCTGGAGTCTGGCAAAACCGGCGCGTAAGCTGAAAAACGCTGCCGATGAAGTTGCCCAGGGAAACTTACGCCAGCACCCGGAACTGGAAGCGGGGCCACAGGAATTCCTTGCCGCAGGTGCCAGTTTTAACCAGATGGTCACCGCGCTGGAGCGCATGATGACCTCTCAGCAGCGTCTGCTTTCTGATATCTCTCACGAGCTGCGCACCCCGCTGACGCGTCTGCAACTGGGTACGGCGTTACTGCGCCGTCGTAGTGGTGAAAGCAAGGAACTGGAGCGTATTGAAACCGAAGCGCAACGTCTGGACAGCATGATCAACGATCTGTTGGTGATGTCCCGTAATCAGCAAAAAAACGCGCTGGTTAGCGAAACCATCAAAGCCAACCAGTTGTGGAGTGAAGTGCTGGATAACGCGGCGTTCGAAGCCGAGCAGATGGGCAAGTCGTTGACGGTTAACTTCCCGCCTGGGCCGTGGCCGCTGTACGGCAATCCGAACGCCCTGGAAAGTGCGCTGGAAAACATTGTTCGTAATGCTCTGCGTTATTCCCATACGAAGATTGAAGTGGGCTTTGCGGTAGATAAAGACGGTATCACCATTACGGTGGACGACGATGGTCCTGGCGTTAGCCCGGAAGATCGCGAACAGATTTTCCGTCCGTTCTATCGGACCGATGAAGCACGCGATCGTGAATCTGGCGGTACAGGATTGGGGCTGGCGATTGTTGAAACCGCCATTCAGCAGCATCGTGGCTGGGTGAAGGCAGAAGACAGCCCGCTGGGCGGTTTACGGCTGGTGATTTGGTTGCCGCTGTATAAGCGGAGTTAAACTCCGCATTTGTAGGCAGGATAAGGCGTTTACGCCGCATCCGGCATTTGAGCAGGATAAGGCGTTTACGCCGCATCCGGCATTTGAGCAGGATGCCTGATGCGACGCTGATAGCGTCTTATCAGGCCTTGTATTATCCC